ATGAAGCACTCACGATAGATGACGAGGGGAACTCGAGAGTTCGTTTCCGAGAAAATTGCTTGTATTGCATTGAGACTATTCCTAATTTACCCGCGTCTGAAACTGATCCCGAAGATATTGACACAAAGGCAGAAGACCACGCATATGATGCACTAAGATATGGATGTATGAGAATCTTGCCGGAGTTAATGGAAGAACAGGGTGAAAAGAAACAAGGCTGGAGAGATAGATTATTTGATGATAGAAGTGATGGTCCAAAACAGAGTTGGAAAACAGCATGACAACAATAAATAAGACAAAAGAAGCCGCAGATAAAGTTCTTAAATGTTATGATATTTCCCAAGATGCTTTTGCTCAAGCGATTCAAGACTCTGAAAAAGCGATACGTTACGTTAATAATAATCAATGGTCCTCGACAGACAAAGGTAAGGCCGAGAATGCAGACAAACCTGCACTAACCTATAACTTAATTGTTCCAATTATATCGACCCTCCAGGGTAATGAACAATTAAACCGACGAAGAGCAAGAATTAAACCACAAACAATTTCTAATGTTGAGATGGCAGATGTCATCCAGGGTAGATGGAATGCTCTAAATGATGAGCAGAATATTGAAGAGATGTTGCAGTTGGTATTCGTTGATGCTCTATCAACAAAGGTTGGTGGCTATATTGAGCGTAGATTTGAGATAACAGAAGATGGGTTCCTTGATTTTAGATACAATGTTACAAACAATATGCGTCTTTTTCTTGACCCGGAAACAAGGGCCAATGACTATAGACTAAAAAATTGTCGATGGATTGTTAAAGAGGGTTGGGAGAGTCTTGATGTTATTAAAGAAAAATATGGACTAAAGCCAGAGGACTATAATAATGAGGATAAGGTCGCCTGGTGGAATAATCTAACTGAATATTTTAAAAGAATCTCAGATGGTGGTTACTCTAATGTGGCTAATTATGACAAAGAGAATGATCGCTATAAAATATTAGAGATGCAGGAACGGGTGGTCCGTAAGATGTACCATTGTTTTGATGGTGAAAACTATATGAGACTTGAGCCAAAACAATTTGTTGAGGCAAAAAAAATGATCCCGAACCTTAAGAAAATCATGGAATATGAAACTGATGGGATACATCTAACTACGATCATACCTTATTTTGAAAATGCTGTTGTGCTTGATGAAGATGATCCATCCCCATCAGGAAACTTTGATGTTTTCCCGGTATACTCTTATAATTATAATGTACAGGTATCAGAACAAACTAGCCTGGTAGATCTCTTAATTGATGTCCAGGATGATGTAAATAAAGGTAAATCTCAGATTCGCGATTATGTAACACAGATCCTAAGTGGTGGTGTCTTTATTGATAAGCGTGAAAAAGAGGCTATCAAAAAATTAAAAGAAAAAGGCAACCAGCCTAACCAGGTATATGAATTAAATAATCCTGCTGCGATGCCACAAAAATTACCACCAGGACAGATTCCACCAGATATTATGAACAATGCAGAGAACTCTTTTGGGTATGCTCAGAGAGTTTCTTTGATATCAGAAGCAATGCGTGGCGAATCCGCCAGGTCTGGTGAATCAGGTGTATTATTTCAACAAAAAGTACAACGGGCCGCTGCAGCAATAAACCCATATTTCTATAATCTTTCAAGATTGCGTAAAGCATTGGTGGAGGATTTTGTAGATAATTTTGGATTTGTATATGCTGAACAGGCCCGATTAATTAAGATCCAATCAGGAGAGGGCATGCATCAAGAGGTTATTGTTAATCTGGTAATGGCCGGGCAAACGATTAATGATACAAGTAATCCTTCGATGTATGTTGAACTTGATGAGGGTGAAGATAATATTACGGCAAAAGAAGAAAACTTTAACAGGCTATTAGCACTGATCAATCTTATTGGACAATTCAATCCAGAACTTGTTGATGTAGAAACATTATTGGCACAGGCTCCTGTTCCAGGTGCAAAAGAAATGCTGGCATATGTCCAACAAATGAAACAGGCCCAGGCCGAAGCAGCGCAGAGAGAGCAACAGATGCAAGAGACTGGTGCTATGCTTGAACAACAAAAGGTTACCAGAGGTATGGTTACCGATGCTGAAAAGATGGATGTTGAGCGTGCTAAGGCTGGTGTAATTCAGCCGGCGAGGGAAGGAACAATGACAGATGCCGTTTAAATCAGAGAAACAGAGAGGGTGGATGTACTCAAATTTACCCGACATGGCTAGAAAATTTATGAAAGAAGAAGATGGAAAAGAAACCTTTCGCAATGCAAATCCGCGATATGAAGCAAATAAGAAGTACCGTAATATAATTAATAAAAAAGTGAGGACTACATAAGGGGGCGTTATGGCAGAGAATAAAGATATGACACTTGAACAAGAGATTGCTGATTTAGAAACTCAGTATGCTGAAAGTCAAGCGGCTGATAATGAGCCTGTAGAAGAAAAGGTAGAGACTTCTTCTGAGGGTGAATTTGTTGAAAAAGACGGAGACGTTTATTTTACAGATGAAAAGGTCGAAGCCGAATCAGAAGAAAAGTCTGAAGAGAAATCAGATGAAGAACCTAAAGAGGCTACCGAAACGGATTCAACGCCACCGGTTTCTTCATTGGAAAAGGTTGAGGAAAAGGTTGAGGAACCTGGGTCATACCAGGGTAAATCTCGCGAAGATATTATAAGAATGCATCAAGAGGCTAATAAAAAAATTAGCGAACAAGGTAATGAACTTGGTGACCTACGTAAGAAACAAACTGTTGATGATATGAGCGATAAAGAGGTTATGACACATTTGACCTCAAAAGATTTGGAAAAGATCCTAGATGATGAGAGGGATAAATTGGAAAATATTGATCCATATGATTCAGATTCATTGAATACTCAACGAGGTATTATCAGTGCAATTGAGTCTGATGTCATTGATAAGAAAACAGATGAATCCCTTAATCGAAGATTTATTGATCAGGATAATAAAGATTTTATTAAAACACACTATGACAAACTCCAGGATGACGGTATTGATGTAAGCAAAGAGGAGTATGACGAAATAATTAAACACGCTGAGGGATACCATGAGAATGGTAAATTCACAGAGCGTTCAGTCGCGAAAGCGATTATAGATAAATATGGGATTGATAAATTCCAAACATTTTATACTATGAATGGCGAAGAGAAGGCCAGAACAGATATTAAAGAAGCAACGGGCAAAGTACGTGAACGCGTAGATGTTCGTGGTTCTGGCAAAAACAGTAGCATGATTCGTGTCGGTGATATGTCCAGGAGAGAACTGGACTCAAAACTGGACAGCATGTCTATTGAAGAAATCAACGCCCTTTATATAAAGTTAAGTAAATAATTTTGGCTAAAGCAACGAGACAACAAACACAAAAGACCCTGACCACGGACTGGGAACAGTAAACCGCAGGGCAAACCAGAGGGTTTCGCGATGAAGTGTATTAACCAAAAGATGATAATGTAAATAACAAAGAAAAGGAGGAAACTTCATGGAAGTTTCACAGACATTTATTGCTAATGTAGCAATATTGAATAAACTCCTTGCGAAAGAAACTTGGTATAACACATTTTTCTCCAGGTTCTCTGGTCCCGTTGGTAAAATAACCGACGATAATGGAAATGTTAAGTACGAACCTTCTGGTAAACCAATCGAAGTATTGAATGATTTTATCAGTGAGGGTCGCGATAACATGCTGATTCCATTCTTAAAAGACCTAACTGGTGCACCCGTTTTTGGCGATACTGTCCTTAAAGGTACAGGTGAAGAACTCGTTATGAACTGGATGCGTGCTTATGTCAACCAATATCGCAAGGCAGTTATGAAACGCTCGGGTTCGATGTCTGAACAACGAGCAAAAATCTACAAACTGTTTGAGGCAGCAAAGCCACAACTAGCCCGCTGGTTCGCGAAATATGAGAACCAATCTATTTTCCGTGCATTCTACGAAGGTGTTTCACCGAACTTGAGTGCTGGGACTGATGATGATGGGCTTGGTGTATCCCTTCGCTTAAATCCTAACTGGTTTTATTGTGCCCACGACACAACTGGAGTCTTAACAGAAATTGGCACTGCTGGGAAAACAAAAACAATTGCCCAGATGGATGACGCTGAAAATAATCAAAAGGCCTTTACCGCCGCGATGCTTCAAAATTTGCGCATTAAGTGTATGACACTTAGGATTCCGCAGATTGAAACAAAGGGTGGAAATAGTTTTTGGGCAATGATAGTTCATCCATCACAGATGAAGGCCCTACAAGCAGATTCTCAATTCTATGGCGCACAGCGTGAAGCCTTTAGTGGTAAAATGCTTGGGCTACCTGAACTTGCAGGAGCACAAGGATATTATGCTGGTTTTGCTATTTATGAGGACATTGTTGGTATTAGACAATGGGACGACACTGCGGCTGAAGGACAAGAACTTTTCGGTGCTACTACAGCAACGATGCTTGCCCCAGATGCAAGTTCTCCAGGTTCTACCAATTATAATGCTATTGTGTTTGGTAATTCTGCTATAGGTCGTGCTGTTGCTCGAGACGCTCATTTCACGAGTGAGGTTGATGACCATGAAAATACCCATGAAATTGGTGGTGCTATTATCAATGGTTATGGACGCAATGATTTCTTCACAGAAGATACTGCTGGTGTTTCATCTGGTGGTGGCTCTAGTGATGCGTTCTCAAAAGGTAATTCGACAGTAAAAAGTGGAAGCGCAATTTCAGCAACTAACCAATCATCACTAATCGTGATGACAACGTAGAAAGGAGAACAAAACATGGCTAAAAGTCTAGATATGTTCCAAAATGCGTATGGTAGTGAGTCAATCTATATCACAGATGCTAGTGAAAACTATGATTATAGTGCTAAACCTTGGTACGGTGGAACCAAAACGATAATTGTTAATGCTGCAATGGCCGACGGTAAATATATTAGATTACCCGAAGCAACAGTTAAAAATGCTGGTTTGCACGTTAAAGTCGTTCTTGGAATCGCAATTCTCGATGATTTATATATCGGCTTTGTAACAAGTGTGATTCAGGGTGGTGCAGTCGCTGTAGGTGACACCGATGAAGGTGCTGGTAGTTCTTTAGATTATGCAACGGCAATAGCCGATGCGGGTGATGGTATTCTCAGGGTTCACTTTAATCTAGATACCGTAGCGAGTGCCGGTGGCACTGGTGGTACGGTACTTGATTTCTGGTATCCTGGTGTTGCAAATGTGATGTTCTATAGAGGGCATTTAATTAGTGAAATAAATGACCCGACTCTGACAGCACATTTTGAAAACACTGCTGTAAACGCATAAGAAAAAATCTGAAGTTCAGGAGGTAATAGCCTGATATAAGGATAGACCGGTGGTGCTTGATCGCACCTCCGGTCACTGATATGAGTAACGAACACAAAAGAAAACATTTTTTAGCATCTTCGGATGACCATGCTGGTAAACTACGCTATAAGCAGGGTGGTCTAGATGCAGATGTATCTCAATTTGATGGGCTTGTTAAAATCTCAGGAAAACAAACAACAAGCGTTGATATTGATAACGATAGTTCGCTATCAAGAGATTCAAATTCTGCTGTTTGTACACAGCGTAGTATAAAGGCATACGTAGATGAACATACACATGTCATAGACGATACTACCAAACTTCCACTTGCGGGTGGAACGATGACTGGTAATATAGATATGGATGGAAGCAGTGTAGAGGGTATAAATAGAATTTATTTTAATGGTCATTCAAGATTTATAAATGATATGATTGACGATGATACTTTCACTTCTGGTGTAGATGCGCAAGCAGTGGCTTCGGCAGAATCTATTAAGGCTTATGTAGACGCTAGTACCCCACAATATATACTTCATATAATGAATGTAGGTTGGTATTCAACAACAGGCAAGATATATTTGCCTTTAACTGGATATACTATTGAGAAAACCGCAACAACAGGTAATAATGAATATATATCTTTTGTTGCACCATATGATGGCGAATTAGAAAAAGTGGTAGTAAGAAGCGAAAATGCTTGTGGGTCTTCTAAAGTTGGATTCCATAAAAGTGCTACAAATACAGAGGTTCCAAATTCTACAGCGACAGAAGAAATTACAGTAGCCATGGGGTCAGACGATACGGCTTATGCATTTAATTTTACAGGAACGTCAAGTTTTGATGCTGGTGATATTATCGCGATTAGTTTTGACCCAACAAGTTCAGCATATGATACAGTCGCAACAATAATTTTTAAATTTGATACAACACAAGGGGTATAGTGAAGAGAACGAATAAATGGCATTAATTACAAAACATTTCAAAGAAAAAGAATTAATCTGTCCATGCTGTGGAAAACAAAAGATGGGTAGCCTATTTATGGATTTAGTTGAGGCATGCCGTGTGATATCTCGCATACCATTTAGGGTTACATCTGGTTGGAGATGCGAGTGGCATAATCGAGAAATTGGTGGTCATCCCACATCAGCACACATGGAGGGATTAGCAATAGATATAGCAAGGTCTAGCCCAACCAAGGATAGAGATATTTTAGAAGCAGCGACCAAGGTTGGATTTGTAGGAATTGAGATTGGTAGTCGCCATTTTCATTTTGACCTTAAACCAAGAAGTCATGGGAGGTATGTCTTATGGACGGCAAAGAGCAAATAGAATCAAAGGGCATTGGTGCTCTTCGTCATTATTTTTGGGGCGTAACCTCTGCGACAATAATGCTGGTATTGGGATATTTAATTGTTCCGATGAATGCCAAGGTCGATGAAAATTCTGATAAAATTACGGAACTAGATAAGCGAGTTACGGTTCTAGAGACAAAAATTTCTGAGGGTTTTTACAGAATAGAAAAAAAGTTGGAAAGTATAGATAAAAAGTTAGAGGAGAAATAACATGCCGCATAAAGAAGGAATTTACAAAGATGCAGTAAAAAACAAACAGAATCCCCAAAAGGGTTCTAACGATATTGCAGATTTCAAGGCGGTACCGCCGGGAACTTATGGATCTGACATTATTCTATTTGATGAACAGGGAACTGAGATTAGAAGGCTAAAGAAAAAAGATAAGGAGTATGAATACTACTGGAAAAGTATTGAGGAAGAAGAAACGTCCTTAGATGCTAGTGAAAGACCGGTAGACAAACAGAGTTTATATAGAGCAAAATTAGAAGAAGGAGCAACAATATAATGAGACTGATAGATAACGTAGTGGGACTTTTTATAGGCCCAAGTTCAAAAAAGAGACAAATTGGTATTGGTGGAGCATTATTTACAAGTGCTGTTTATTATTTTGGCTGGATTGATGTTGGCCTTTATGAATGGATGATGAAAGCCTGGGTCTTTTGGACAGGTGCAGCATTTAGTGCTAAATTGAGTAAATTGGCTAATATGACTAAGGATATGAAGCATGGCAAGAATTAGGGACAACGCCTGTATATCTGACGGCAAAACTTCTCGGTTCTTAACGCGTGAAGAGGTTATGAGAATTTATCCTCAAGAAGGTCATCCCAGACGATTAAGTTATATATTTAAAGTCAACAAGGCGGAAAATATTCCTACCCAGGAAGCCGCCTTGCTGCTTAAAAAATATCCGACACTATCATCAGCGGATGAGGTTATTAAAGCAGATCCTATCAATAAGTTAGGATACAATGAATTGAAAGCGCGTGCGAGAGAACTGGGCTACAAGAATAAAGATGTTATGGTTAAAAAAGATATCCTTATTCAGATGATAAAGGAGAAACAAGGGCATGACATATCTTGATGTACTAACAGATATTGGTGCAATTGCTAATGACCCTAATCTTGATTCATTAAAAGACAGGGCAAAAGACCATTTTATGCGTGCAGTTTCGGCTGTGATTGCATCTGGAGAATATTCAGAAAGTGATATACCTGGTTCTGTGCGCATGTGGGAACTACCTAATTGGATTGGTTTTTCTGATGAGGCTGGCCGAAATGGATGGCAATCACCTCACACCCAAGCAGATACCAACCCACATCTTCCGGAGGACCATGTAGGTGATGCCGTGTATTCCCCATTTGCACAGTTCTGGCTAGACATTGGTCCATTAAAAATTTTAAAGATAGTTGGCCTATTTAACCCCGGAAGGATGCAAGCAACCCTAGATACGCCAAACGATTGGATACGTACAGAGGTTGCGTGTTTTTTAAAAACCCATGAAGAGATTGCAAGATTGGCTATTTCAAGAGAGGATTACCCGACGGAAAAAGAATTATATTTTTGGTCGGTTGGAAATTATCTTTATGCTTGGTCTATAATTGCTAAAATTGGACAATCATCCGCATGGTTAAAATATATTAAACAAATAGATGATTCGGAGTGGACGGACGATACAGTTTTAACTAAGTCTTCCTTTACCGCCGGAGAAACATATGAAACTTTTAGCGTACCATTTTTAAATAAGATAACAGCAATGGCAGGGGCTACACTTCTTGCCGAAGATAGTCAATAGGAGGTTGGCATGAGTAATCTAACAGGAAAGAAGATTAAAGATAGTTATCCCCAATTTTTAATAACAGAAGCCGATGGTGGCCTCTCTGGTTCTTTAACGGGGGTGTGGGATGGAGACGGAACTGTCTCAAAACTGCAATTGTCTACGGCAGCGGTAAATGTAATCTCAGGATTCCAGTTGGCTGGAACTGCGGTTACGTCAACAGCGACGGAATTAAACTACCTAGATTTAACAGCGTCGATAGGAGACGCTACAGCAAGTAAGGCTGTGGTGCTTGATGCCAATAAAGATTTTGACTTTGGGACCGGGGATGTTACCTGTACCAACTTAACCGTTTCGGGTACATTGTCGGCGACACTATCCTTAACAAGTCTCTCATTGACTGGAGATTTAACGATTGGTTCTGATGGAACTGGTAATCTAATTGGTCCTAATGGTGCGGATTTTAATATTAGATCTGATGGTGAAATGAATTTTTATATTGATTATGATACCGGTGAAACAGGCCAGTCTTTTAATTTCTATAATCATACCTCTACACTTGTAGCCGAATTAACAGAGGGTGGTGACCTTCAATTAGATGGAGATCTGGATATTGACGGCGGCGGAATTGATTTAACTACAGCGGATACGGTAGTTTCCCTTAATGATAATAGCGCGACTGCTTTGAGTTTTGATGCATCTGGTGATACAGGTATTATTGTGCTTGATAGTAGAAATAGTGCACAGGGTGTCACAATGAGCGGTTATCTAACCGTTGCGGGTTTGATTACAGCGTCAGGTAATGTCAGTATTGTCGATACTGTTTCGATGGCAACAGGTAAAAAAATTCAATGGGTTGATTCAAGTACATATATTAAAGGGACAACTTCAGACATAGAAATCGATGGAGATGGGGTTGTCAAATTAGTTGGAGGTACGAAAGTTTATCTAGATACCCTCTTATTGCAATTGGGTAAATCTGGAGAAACAACAGATATTGACCTTTCTGCAGGAGACGATGTAGATGTTACGCTACCAGATAATAAGGCCGATGCGTGGTCCTTTGATTCCTCTGGAAAAACTGGTATCCTTGTTGTAAAAACTACAAATTCTTCAGAGGGTGTTACGATGTCTGGTACTCTTGCTGTTGATGGTGCTGTTACCATTGATAACGGAAGTACGATTGGATCTGACAGTACACCTGCTGCGATTACAATTGCATCTGATGGCGACCTAACATTTTCTGATGATCTAACTGTTACGGGGAATACAACACTTAATGGTACACATGTAGGTGGTCTAGTAACGATAACTTCCGCTATGACGGGTTATAATGTAGCCGATGATTATATTTTCAAATTAAATGCTGCTGGGGGAAGTTTTAATGTTAATGATTTGGCGGGTGGTGTAACAGGTCAGATACTACATTTTGTTACGGCAGACCCAGGTGTTTATCAAATCACAATAAAAGATTTATCTGGCTCTAACCAACAAATAAGAACAAATGACGGGAACGATATAATTCTCACAGAAGAAGGGCAGGGGCTATCTTTAATATTTAACGGTTCCTATTGGGTTGAGTTATATAAACAACCAGTTTCTTCTGCAACAGCAACCATTACTGCATCAGGACCAACTGATAATTTTGATGTAACTACTGCAAATGTTGTATTTATGGACACATCTTCAAATAATGTCACACTCGGTGGTTTTACGGGTGGTGTTGCTGGCCAGGTTGTACAGGTGGTTATCACTGATGTATCAAACAATGGTGTAGTAGAACATAATGAAGGCCATGCGTATCAGAAAATTTATCTAAATGGCAAGGCGGACACAACACTAACGACCCAATATGGGGGATGGACGCTTGTGTGTAATGGTTCGCATTGGTTTGAAGTTGATAGGAAGAGCACCTAATAGGTAATTAAACAGAAGAAAGGGACAAAATGGCAAAGACAGAAGACCTTAAAGAGCAAATAGTATCTCTAAGGAAACAACAAGAACAGGCTAGGGAAATGTTTCATCAGTGTGAGGGGGCCATCCAGGTACTCAACAAAATGCTGGAACCGGACGTAGAACCTAAACCAGAAAAGGTGGTTAAAAAATAGCATGACCTTTGGCGAACTGTATGGACGGGTTGTTGCAGAAGTACCCACATTTGAGAGTAAGGGCGAATTACGAAGAACAGTTAATAGGGTTATTCATCAGATTAATAGTGCTTTTCCAGCAGAAGAGCGGCTTGAGATAGCCTGTGAGCGTGTATCTAGTGTCGATATTTTCCATGATGGTTACGGATTTAATTGGGGAGAAGACATCGAGGATATAAATATAGATATCGAGGAACTCAACATTCGTGTTGAAGAGGGTATTTATCCAGACCTTGATATTATTTATTTTCCAAAATATGTTAAAGAATTGCTCGCAGTTGTTATTGAGGAAGAAGAATGGACTCGCGTTTCTTACGAAAAAGTGGCTGCAAATGCTGGTTATAATTATTATTTTTTACCTCATCCAGGTGCAATCGGATTTGAAGGAACTACAATCTCTGGCACCACAGATATAGAGGTTATAATAAAATATACCAAAGCGTTTGAGACTTTGAAAATACCAGCCTATGTAGAAACGGTTGGACTTTCTAATGCAGAACACATAGAAGACTTATCTGAGGTAGAAATTGATATACCATATAGATTAGATGATGTCTTGGTTTCTGGTGTTTTATATTGTCTATATTCACTTCCGAAACATAAGAACCCTGATTTATTGACAATGAATAAGGAATTATATTATTCTGGACTACAGAATGTTGCTATGCGTGAAATAGGGAGAACTCCTACAACAGAACTCGACCGGAAATATACGTATTAAGCATGCCCATTAAACGCCTAAATCTTCCTGCATTGACTGGTGGACTAAACGAGAAATCCAGACCTGATATAATTGAAGACTCTCAACTAACTGAGTGTTTAAATTATGAGTTTGATGGTGCTGGTGTCTTAAAAAAACGTACAGATCCAGAGTTATTTGACCGTCCACAAACGGTTGGTGACTTTGTTATATACAGTGGTTTGAACCATTGGATTGAATATTATAATAGAACAATTCGATATATCTCTGAGCCGCTATATTTCACTAAAAAATCATCAGAGTTATTCGGTGATTATGCTTTTCTGACAATATCAGAGGGACATAGAGGTGCTGTTGAAACTAGCCTAGAAGATAGCGGCACCGGTTATTCTTTAAATAGTATTTATGGGACATCGTATCGAAATCAAACATCGAATGATAATGGGATTGGTCTTACAATAAAGGTTACTGAACTGGACGGCTCTGCGATTGATGGCGAGGATGGTTATGAAATTGTAGACCCTGGACTGAATTATAAAGTAGGTGACCTGTTGGATATTGGAGATGGTGGAGCGTACCTGGCGGTTACCAAAGTTTTCATGGGTGGCGTGGTGGATATGTGGTTCAAGGTTAGGATTTCCTCTGATATAGATGTTTCATTAGGTGCCCAAGAATGGCAGCCCGAGACTGTCAACCACGAGGTACTTTCCGCAGCGGGAATAAACCTTAATAATATAAAGATAGAAGAGTTCAGCACACATATATCTGATGATAAAATAATAATTACTGATGGAGTCCATCCAGTTTGGTGTATGACCCGCACATTCCAATTTGACGTAAATGTTAGAGGGGGTGTTGATGAAGATGGAAATTGGTTCTGGGAAATGGCACCAAAACAAAATGCATTTATGCCGCAAGTATATGGGAACCATGCCCCACTATTAAAACCTGAAGTAGTTTCCCCAATCGGAGAGTCTTATACAGAGGACGACAGGTGGAAATCAGAGTATTGGGAAAATGATGAATATGGAAGTCGTGTATCTTCTCCTGGTATAGTGCAATGTTCATATACGGTTGTTGACTCTAAGGGGAATGAAACAAACCCATCTCCAGTTTCTAATTCTGCTGATTTTCAATGGTTTAGCCTTGATGAGGATGGCGTTAATGGCAGATGGATAAATCGAATAGAGGTTAGAAATCTTGGACTCCCGTCTGGTATACACCTTATTATGGCGAAGAAACTGTTCAAATATTTTAATATCTATTTCAGGGTTTCACAAAACCTCGAAGGTGTTTCTGGAAATCTGGAATTTTGCCAGAGAGTATCTATCAAAAATTATAGTCAGACACACGATGGCGAGGAAGAAGTTGTCACTCAATCTTTTAATGAGGAATTTAATACGGGGAATAACTATACAGTTATACAGGAAATTGAGTCTGGTAATATTGCATCTTATGAAAATGACATAGCACCAATCTCAGATGTAGGTGCTACCAATGGCGGAATAACCCTTGTTGGCAATGCTATGAGTAATGCAATGAAGTTCCCATGGCAATTCTATGCCTTTAAGAAATGGGAATTTGCGAATGCAACCTCTAGCACAGATGCAATTATAAGAGTTAATATAGATTTTGGAGAATCAGAGAATATTGAAGATGGAAACCTTAATTGGACTAGGTTTTTTGAACACAGCACAGTAGAGAATACACTGAGAGTTATACCAGAGTTTTCACATCAAATAAGGTTTTATGACCAGGATATGACAACCCCGTTAAAGACAATGCTTTGGGGTGCTCAGAATGAAGTTGTTGGCGAGATAGAGCGTCGTTTTTTGTTTTATATTAAAATACCACAATTAACAGAACATTATACACTATATCTAGTCTACACGCCCGAGAAAGAATTTAATGGTATAGAAATTGAAACTGGGGCCTTCGGCGGTGTTAACGATTACTTTAATGGGAATACCCTAGATATAGATGGAGGTGAAGTTCCAACAAGACTCGCAATAGGTTACGACCATGGCAGATTTTATACCCAGGCAGAAGAGGATATTAGTATCGTAGATAAAATGTTTAAGCCTACTGGTATTGTTTCTCTCACACATAAGATTTGTTGTCCAATGGAAGAGCCTTGGTTACCGGAAACATCTGAACCAGTGCCGAATAAGGCAGATTTTAGTTTTGGGCTCCAGGATGGCTCTGGCATAATTCACCAGGACGGAGAAACAACATTAAAATTCGGGAGCCAACCAGCGGCTATGTTTCCTCGCCGAGATGGTGACCTTGGTTTTAAGCCATTCCATATAGGAAAAACGGGATTAAAATGGGTGCATGATGACAATTCTTTTTCTGAGAGTGACGTAAATTTTGGAAATATACACGGTAATTTAGAGGATTCGTTTACGGCATGGGGCTGGCATAGATTTAAGCCCATGTTAACAGGCGAAACTTCAACTATAGAAGACCCGGCAATGAGTGTTTTATTGGGAAACTATGCAGCGGGGTACACCGAAGCAGAACATTCTAACAATTATCTCAGTGGTGGCTGGTCTTTTGGGCTATTAAGAAGAATGACCGCTGATAGAGACCAACGAATATGGCAACCTGCACTATTACTTGGTGCTCAGGATTTCACAGTTGGTCAAAATATTCTTCCTGATGCTGGAGAAACAACCCTATGGGTTCCACATGAGGATCATCGAATTATTGATGATTTAGAAACTGTGGCTGGCAATTATTTGTACTTAAAAAAATTAAACCTGTTTTGGTTTTTGTCGGTATCTCCTAAAACGCGTGAACTAACTTGCTACACCAGGCTTATGTGTGATAATACGGAGACTCCTTTTGTTGGGGAACTTCAACAATGGTTTCCCTTTCTTCAGACCGTCGAGGCCGACGGCCAAGAGATACCAACAATACAAGATAATTTTTCTTTTCCTCAACACTATATAACTGATGATAGTATTTTAGAGGATGCCACACAGGGACAGGATACGCAGAGGATGACAATGTTACATCCTAAAACTTTAAGTATTGGTGGAGCATTAAGGATAGGTGGCGGTGTTTCCCTATTAGACGAAGTATCCTTCCAGAATGTGTTTGGCGGGGAAAATTATCATATATATGATGACGGCTCCCCAACTGACAATGAAGATGGTGGCTTAGTATACGAGACTGACCTCCTATATCCGGATGTATATGGTTCTGGCCTGACGATACATCCCACGTCCCTTAATGCTGACGCGGGGATTGTAGAATGGAATATCGTAGATGCAGGTGTCGATTATAGAGTCGGCGAAAAAGTTAAGGTACCACACATCTCAGGAGACCTTGATGAGGTCCCATATACAGAAGAGGGTGAAGAATGTAGATTCAGAGTCGCCGAGATTGACGAAGAAACGGGTGCAGTTATATCTATTAGGGCTAAACAGGAATATTTAAAGTCTGACGTTAATGAAAATGACGGTGATTCCCATAATTGGGATGATTTAAAAATGTATGGTTGGTCAGGAAACAACATAACAGATGGGGTTAACTATATTGCAAGTCGTTATATAAACGATAAAAACATTGTTGCTGCAATTGGAAAATTTCAGAACCAATATGAATCATATGTAGGTGCAAAATATTTTGATACAGCAGGTGAGGGTCGCAGAGAAGAGGCAACTGGGAACATAAGCCCAGTAATCTCTGGTTCGATTGATGAAACCTTTAGAGGCGGTGGTGATATTATAGGAAGTCCTGGAGGTGGCTATAGTGGGATATTAGGGGATGGAGACACAAACCTTTTAAGATGGACCGATATTTATGGTATAAGTTTTCCAGACCTATGGTTTAAAAAGATGAAAGAACCTGTGCTTAGAATTGTCCCAGCACCTAGTTTCTTACAATTGAAATATGCCAATACATTCCTTGTTTTTACTCGAAACACAATTAGTCGTTTTGTTTTAGAAGGAAGTGCATCTAGTTGGGGAGGTAGCACAGAATCATTAATTGAGGAACATGAAAAATATGGATTATATGCACCCCAGTCCCTAGTGAGATGTGGGAGTAGTCTTGTCTGGTTATCTGAGGCTGGCGTAGTGATGTGGAACTCTGATGGCATATCTTTAATATCAAAAGATGTTGTTGATATTCCTATAACTTTATTACCAATAAACCTTGCTAGTTTAGGAGAAAATATTGTTGGTGGTAGACGAACCAGAGAAGGTGGTGAGGTTGAAGATGGTTCCTTCCAGGACTTTGGTTTGGGCTACCGTGCGGGTGATACCCATGATACTGAGATTGTACATAAGGCAGTTCACACATTACAAATTAGTCAAGGAAACTATGTAAATCAGAACTATACTATAACTGTGGGAGATATACTTGCAACATCTAATCCTAATAATATCGATGGCACAGGTTGTAAAGTGCAGGTACTTGCTGTTGTGGCGGGGCATGGGCCAGGTATGCAAGAAATCACTCAGGTGCGGGTTGTAGATGGAGGAAGTGGCTATAACAGATTTGATGAATTGCGGCTTGAACCTGAACATTTTGGTCTTGATGTTATACGTGTTGAAGTTTCTTCTACAATAGGAAATACGAACACGGCGTATGGCCATGATTTTAGGATAAATATCTTAGAAGTTAGTGATTTAGATGGGTCAATTACAGACGAGGGATTGGGCAATAGTTGGTCTATCGCTGATTCCGGTGAAGAATACGAAACAGAGGATATTCTAAAGATTATTCCGCTTGATTCAGAACAAGAGAATGACGTGGCTTTCCAAATTGCCTATCTTGAAATTGAAGAGTCAACACCACCAGAAGACGACGAGGATGAGGAAGATCCACCAGAAGACGACCCACCAGTGGAGGAAGACGATGATGAAACCGTTGTGGAGGAGTTTGATGGTTATGGAAGAGGCCGACCAATCAGCGAATACAGGGCTGTATTTCAACCAATTAGAAATCAATATATATTGACTAGAGATTGGTGGAGTCGCTGTTGGGGATTAGTTGATTATGGTAACGGCTTTGTTTATGCATCAACAAATATAAATGATGATAGAGCAATAGAATTAGTATTCCCAGCAGGACTTTCAAATGACGAGCCTCTTGTTGTTGGCTGGAATTATAATGACCTGGGGGATCCCAACATTGATACCAGCATGTTTGACATTGACCTCTCTATTGAAGATGTTATAAGAATCGAAGATGAGGATATAAAAATTATAAGTATTAATAAAATTATTGAAGAGGACGGCCATTCTTCAGTTCTCCACTGGCACCTAGGGGTAGAACGAGGGCAGAATGGAACCACTGTGAGGGCACACGCCACAGGTCAAAGACTAAATAGACGTGAAGACTCTTCATGGGTATATCATTTGGATGTAGGGTCTTGGACAAAAATGGATGGTCTTGTCCTTGAAAATGCGATTACCCTTTCTGGAGGACAAGATATCCATAATGTTAATTTATTTTTGACAAAGGGAGGAACTGAGATTCACCAGTACCCAGGGAACACTTATACATCAAAAAGAGCAACCATTAAGACCAAAGAATTTTATTTAGAGAAAGGTGTCCTTCATAAACTTAGAGCAGATTATGAAAAAGGAGGATCACCGATAGAGGCCAGGACATACCTAAAAAATAGAGATGTTGATGATTCTACCTCAGTGATTGAAGATTATGCATATGTTGAACGAGGATTGTCCCTAAGTGTTCTTGATGGAATAGAAGATAATGAATGGAGGGGTGTCCCACAAGGCAGAAGTCGTGGACGCTCAGCCCAAATAAGAATTTCGGATGCGGATAAGATTAAGAGCATCCAAATGAAATTTAAAACTAAAGGAGGGGGAGAATAATGGCTGCACCCTGGAGTTTAATTATACCTGCTGCTGGCAACTTATTGATGTCCTATATGAATAAACCGAGTAAATCTGATTATGATATCGATGTACCGGAAACAGATACAAGATATGCTGAGAGATATATGGCAAATTTAAGAGGCAGAGCACAGAGTGGCGAAGTTTATAGAGGTGCTATGCAACCACAAAAGAGACAAATAGGACAGCAAGGCCGCAAGATGCAAAAACAAGTTGGCTATGATGTGGCTAGAATGGGTATGGAGGACTCAGGTATAGAAGCACAATATCGTTTATCGGCCCAACAACAGACCTCAGAGGCACTGCAAAGAGCCAGCGAGGGGGCTATGGCTCAACAGATATCAGAGTCCCGTAGATTGGGAGAAAAAGCCGATGAGGTGCAAATGCAGATTGGACAGTCTAAGGCAGAACATAGACAACGAGTAGAGGCTGCTAAACTCCAAAGTGAGCAAGCATATAAAACTGCAAAGGGTAAATGGCAAACAGGTATGTGGCAGTCTGCAATACAGAGTGCTGCGAGTATTGGTATGGACTATATGCAACAGGCTCAATCGTTTAAGGATGCTACAGCACTATTGGGCGATGATCTAGTAAAAAAACTGACTGACGAGGGGTTTAGCCAGGCCCAAATTGCCAATATTGCAGGAAACCAAAAATTAATGGAGGTAACTACAAACCCCGCACTCCAGAGTATTTTTGATGCGCAGAAGGCTGCTACTCCTACTACGCCTGTTACAACTACTACTACTCCTACTACGCCTGTTACAACTACTACTACTCCTACTACGCCTGTTACAACTACTACTACTCCTACTACGCCTGTTACAACTACCACTCCTGGTGGTGGTACCCCGTCTCCTGATTGGCATTATTCAGAACAGGCGGAAATTAGTGATTTAAATGACGATGTAGCGATATATAAAACAAAAGAGGAACAGGACGCAGACGCGCATTATAAGGATAAATACACAAAAGAAAAAAAGGATAAAAAACAAGAAAGTTTAACGAAAATAGTAGAAACAAAAAAGATAAACGAGAAGGAGGTAAAAGCAAAAATACAAAAACAAGTTGGTGAAGATGCTACAATTGAGAAAGTATATCCCGGTGATGGATATACAACAACAGAGCATATCGACGCCAGAGATGAACTAGAAGTTGAATCTAAATTTTTCGATAGCCGTGGAGATATAGGCTGGCACGGTTATTATGATAACGATATGGAGCAACATGGAAGTGGCGATAAAGCATGGACAGAATATTATTCAGAATGGGACATTATACGCGAAGAAGGTGACTCCAAAGGCGACGAACCCATCGTAAAATCAACAACACCGTATAAGCATGGCAAAAAACATGGTAGGGAAGAACTATTTTTCGCTACGGGCGGCAGTCAGAAGAAGGAAGAAATTCGTTGGAAAGAAGGTAAAAAACACGGTATAAGTAGAACATGGAACGTGGTAGGCGGGTTCGACGAATTGACGACGTACGAGGATGGTGCAAAAACAGGTTTATATCAAAAATACTCTGGAAATGGAAAAGTAAAAAGCGACGCTAACAAGGTAATTGAAGAAGGCTATTACTCCAACGGCAATAAAGTCGGATATTGGCTTTATTACGACGAGAATGGGAAATTTCAGAAATCAAAAAACCATGGTGGTTTAGATGAATATAATAAGAAATTTGATTGGTCGTCTTGGAAAGTAAGGTCGAAGTTTTACACAGGAAAGGCAAGCCAGATTGGTCCAAAATAAGTGGGAGAAATAATCATGCCAGAACAAGGACAAATAGTACAGCCTAATCAGCCACAAGTGGCTCAGCAAAGTACTGGTCCATCGGTAGATGCTATTCGATGGGCAATGCAAGACCCCGACAGGGCTGCAAAACTTATAGAAGAATATGAAACGGAGCAGGAAGCCCAACTAGAAGCCGATAAAAAATATGAGCAAGAAAAAAAGACCTCTCGCGCAACAGTCACATCTATTATGGGAATAAAGGGCGGCGACCAATATTTCTCAGAGCAGTTGGAGTTAGGAGTACCTCTCAAGGAAATTGTTTCACAATCCAAAAAGATGGCTACGGATAATCAAAAAGCAATGACTGCATTTGGTGAACAAGCAGAAGTAACACTAAAAGACTTTGATGATACATGGTCTATGAAAAAGGACCAATTTTCAAAGAGTGAGTTATCTACATATAATACAGAGAGAGGTAACATTCAGAAAAGAGACCTTGATAAGATACAAGATGAACTTGATGAAAAACAAAAACAACTAGGACTCGAAGCCGATCCAGTAATAAAAAAATATCAACGTATGGTTGATAACCTTCAAATACTTAATGAGGTCAGATCTGATACCTTTAATGAGATACAACTTGAGGTAGATGACTTTGCTGGGACCCCCGATATCGGAAGGGGACCTGTACCGAAGGGATCTGCTACTATGTCTGACAATTTTAGCGACATCATTGGTAGAATGCTTGAGGGTGGTGTTTCAAAAGAAGAAAGAAAGGAACTTAGAACACTCTTTAAAAAATTCAGGGAACATACAGTTGATGGCTCTGAAGTAAACTTTCCTAATATTAACGTAGAAGCAATTAAGCAGAGCAGAATGTATGACCAAAGTGGCAATTATAAAATAGAACAATATGGTGAATTAATTTTTCTAGAGTCTACCGGCAAAGGTCTTCCTGGTGATGATATTATTTCGTACTTAAAGTTTCTAGAAAAACTAATTAATGCAGGAGCAAAGCGACTCGCTAAACTAAAACCATGGGATGCAGATACCGAGCGGATGGCAAAGGAATTTACAGGCTTCGAGACAGGTACTGGAAAAGTTATTAATGTACCAACAAAAGAACAACTTATAGATGATAGAACAAAATATGATGTATTAAATATATGGTCTGAATAAGGGGGCGAATAATGGTCGACGGGGAAAACATTGGTAATGAGGCCGTAGAGGCCCTTCCAGGGGAAAAACTAGAAAAACTATACCCATTCTATACTGACATAGTAGAGGCGATTCGCAAGCAGTATGAAGATCTCCCACAAGAAGAGATAGAAGCAAAATACAAGACCCCACAGACGAGAAATAATCCTTTTTACCTAACGGATTATGATCCTTACAAAATTCCCACGATAGAGGTCTCCGATGAAGAAATTGCATCTATGGCATATTTCTTACTACCTACCCAGGCGGGCGGTGCAAAGACACTAGAAACATCTTCTACATATGACCAGCATTCTTTTGAACAAGGTTGGGAATATCGTCTACCCTATGGTATTAATCCAGAATATGTCAAGAATGATGCAGCCCGTGATATTAGGACAAAATCACTCTTCAATGTTCCACCCACACTCCTTGATGAAAGAATAGAAGATTTCTATGTCCAAAAAACGGATGACAGACTTTCAATTGCTACACAGGGTGAAGAGGTAGATAAATCAAATATTAAGATTAATAAAGAACATCAAATTGTTTCAGAGATATATAATCAGATTGAACCCCTGGTAAAAAGCATAACAGAGATTTATGAAAAATTAACCAAGGATAAAAAAAGGATTGATATACTTTCTAACCTCCCGGATAAACAAAATGTTCTGATAGAGCAGTATAATACCGATATAGCAGGGTTGAATAGCATGATTGAGCAGCACGCTGTATTGAATAAAAAATATGAATCTCTAAGAAAAACATATGATAAAAATGTCATAGCCCATAACGAAGAGGTGGGTAAATGGGAAGAGACCATAGACCGCTATATCGATGCTGAAAACATCGCGACACCGAAGATAGAGGTTGAACTCACAGGAATATATTCTACCGAAAAGAAACCATATCTGCTCGGTGGAACTATGAGGGGAAGATCACTTAAAACACTTTATCCTGATATGTCACCGGACCAGAAGAAAGCCCAGAAGAGTATACTTGCATCATCAGCAAGAGGTAATTATGAACAAGCATGGGATACCCTTGAAAAATACTTCGGTCAATATGCTAAAGATATTAGATATAGCGATGAGTTTTGGGGAGAATATATTGCAAGTTGGGGACAAGAAGCACAGAGACAAGGTCTTGATCCATTATCATATGTACAGGAACAATTAAAAAAATATCATCCAGAGGGATTCAGTTCAATTAAAACTTTTGGGTTGCACACTGCGGCTAACCTTGCTAGTATGATAACAAAATATTTTCCTTATGAAACCTCCGAAGTAGAACAAATTCTCTCTGGTAGTATTCCAGCAAGAATAGGAGAAGGGGCCGCTGCATTTGGTAAAATAATGCTTGTTTCTAAATTTCTGGCACCGCTTGAGATATCAACAGCCTTAACGAGTTTTACTAGGCCGTTACTCCCAGCAGTAACAGCCTCAAAAACAGTTAAAAAAGTAACGGAGTTTTCATTGGCTGCGTTTAGCCGTGGCATCTCCGGATTAACAACCTTTGGCACCTATGCTGCCCTTGAAGGGACCCCTGATTTGTTACATGATAGAATCAGTCGTGAACAATTTGCAAAGGATGTGGTCCACTCAGCCTTATTTGGTTTTGTGTTGGGGCCTGGTGATGTTATTCCTAAGATGGCGGTTGGTGTCCCGCTGAATGCTACTATTGCCTACCTATCTGCGAAACTGGAGGGGGCAGATAATAAAGAAGCCTTCGTTTCTAGCCTTGTTATGGCAGCGTATGCCACACTCGGTAGACTTAAACTTAGACCTCTGATAAAAAAAGGTGAAAAAGGTTATGTCGAAGGAGAAAAACGCTATAAAATCGAGGATTGGGAAGGAGGGGGTTTCTCAAAAACTCCGCTCGGGACCCGAATGCCACTAGAAGAATATCGTGAACAAGTTAGAAAAGAGTTTAGAACAGAAACACAGGAGGCAATAAAGAATAGTGGTTTTTCTCCAAAAGAAAAAAAAGTACTAAGCACACTTGTTGATCTAAAACTTAAAAAATATATCAATGATGGAAATCCTTCTCTCTCTAAATTTAAGGAAACTCATGCACAAATAACAGAAGGCATTAAAGAATATTTTAAACCACAACTACATACAAAAAAAGGAGTTATTCCTTACACAGAAGCAAGAGGCGGACGGCCTACAGAACCTATTGAAGTTCCCGAAGATAAACTCCCTGCTCTTAAAAAAGGTGAACAGATTATTAAGCCCCTTAAAAAAGGTGAAGATATCTCTAGGAAAGTAATAAAAATGGGTAGCGACCAAGGGGGAATAAGTAAATTTCTTGGTGATCAGATTGCCAAGGAAGACTATGGTACTGAAACCGTTGCTATTAAGGACTTAATTAAAAATGATCCAGAATTACAAGAATATTTAGATAAAACAAAGGGAGAAGTTAGAAAGTTTGAAGATACGGGGACCTATGTAGAACCTATTGTAACCTCAAAAGGTGAAGTGCTGGATGGCTACAATAGAATTGCACAAGCGATTAAAGACGGTGAAACAACCATTGAAATATTAAAAGGTGAACCAAAACCGCTTGTTAGCAAGCAAAAGGTTAAGGAAATTGCCGATAAAAATCCAGGCGGCTTCAGTATTGATCATGCAGGAAATAAAATTACCACAAAAAAAGGTATACCAAAGTTTGTTGTGAGCGTAACAAATGGAATAACCTATAAAGGACAATCACTGGACGAGGTCTATGATATTATGTCGAGAGATGAGCGATTGGGTACTGGAGGCTGGGTTTCTCCAACTGTGGGGACAGAGATTGATGCTGGTTTTGTTGTAGATAACTTAAGTGATGCGGAGGCCCTTGCTAAAAGATATGCTCAAGAGTATATCTTCGAGGTTGGAAAAAGTGATCTAATTCCAATTAAATATACTGCCGCTGAGAAAAAGGCCCTACCTGGTAAACCTGATTTTAGCAAACCACTAGATTTATCTTTGTCCTCTCAGAAAACTGGTCAACAAAATGTTGAGTTTTTCACAGAAAAGGCAAAAAAACCATCTTCCAAAATTCCATATAAGCCAGTAATCAAAGTTGATAAAAAAACACCGGTGGCCAAATCATACCTGGAGTTCACACAAGGTGGTAATTTTACCGGACATATTTCAAAAATGATTCCAGGCTTTGCAGAAAAGCAACAGATGGTTGCTGAGGCAATCGTCAAAAGTGATGCTACATCTTTCTTGGATGTTGGAACCTCTGAGGGAGGCCTTGTCAAGACAGTAGCAGATAACAACAAAAATATTAAGTCTGTTGGTGTTGATCCCAATCCAGCAATGTTAAAAAACTATAAATCTACTAGAGATGTCTCTAATGCAGAATATCAGTTAAAAGCCATTGGTGCTTCATGGACGGAACCAGATGGCACAGTTATTAAAGAATTTAAGCCAAAACAAAAATTTGATATTATTAATGAGGATTTCACCTTTCAATTTATAAGTAATGATAGACCAGGACAAATTAAGCAAATTAAATCTATGTTAAAAGATGATGGTCTCTTTATTACATCAGAGAAATTCCATACAGAAAACTTTGAGGCAAATGAACAAAAAAAATTAGAACATCAAAAAAAATACTTTGATAAGCGTGAACTAACAGAAGATGCCGAGGGTATTGTTACCGGAATGTCCAAGGACATGGTGAAATTAGAAGATTACCGCAATTTATTAGAAAAGAACTTTAAATATGTTAAGGAGTTTTGGGATGCTGGAAATTTTAAGGGGTTTGTTGCTTCTAATAATCAAGCAAAGGTAGAAAAGTTTCTAAAAGATGTTGGTGATTTAACAACGGAATTTTCAGAAGCCCCAGAAGTTAAACATGCCTTAAAAAGGCGGGAAATACCGAAGACAGAAATAAAATCTGCGGTAGAAACTGCTGTTGAAGAGACCTTTCCAAAGAACATGAAGGCAACGTCAGTTGTAAACTGGTTGAAGAAACAGCCTGGCATTAAAAAAGCAGAAATAGAGGTACTTGGTATTGAGGATTACGTTAAGGGCAGAGATGTAATTAATCAAGAGTCACTACTTGCTCATATCCGGGAAACAGATTTCAAGATCACAGAGGTAATATTAAGCGAGGATATCAAAGACCTTACTGATAATGAATATAAGAAGGGCTTAACTGTATATGCTGCTGAAAAAAATGAGTTGGAATCTCTTGTCGACCCAGAGCGTCGGTATTATTCTCAGGGGGTTTCGGAAAGGCTAGATAAGATCGAAGAGATTGAAGCCTTTCACAATGTGAAGTCAGTTTTAAGCGCGGGTAAATTACTGATACCACCGGCCCAGAATGTTAATCTGATAGAACTTGAATTTCGAGGTAAAGGCCCCCGTAGTGGTGTTTATTCACTGGTTGATGCGTTTGTAGTTACTCATAAATCTCTGTTAAAAGATGAAGACTATTTAGCGCATACTATCTATATCAAGGACCATGCGGATCTGAGCATAAGACAGGTAGGTGGAGCAATTGAGGATTTTCAAACCGCCATGTTAAAGGCAGAAAGGTCGGCTAACGAATTACTTAAAGATAAAGTGGATGCGATGATAACACAAAGTTCATTAGAGTATAAAGAATACTCTGAGGAGGGGGGACATAACCACCGTGAGATAATCTTTGAACTATCCGGTAAATTCGCTAGAGAAGTTCAAAATAGAAGACATTTTCCAGGCACTTCAGACCGAAAGTTAGCATGGATTAGGGTAAATGATTTCATTGTACCCAGATCACCGAGCGACAAGGTAGGACAGGGCAACAGAGTATTTCACCTTGACGAGTCTCAAGCGGATGTCCATCAGTTAGGAAAGGCGGGCGTAGGATATCAATTATCCGAGTTACCGGAGGGCTCTGAAATCATTGACACAGGTGCGTCACAGTACTATCGTTGGTATTATAAAGGTCCTGATGGTGTAAAAATCCGTATTAGGCATGCTTTTTCCTCGGATAGCAAACAAAAAGTGGCGGTTAAGGCACTTACTATGCTGAACAGAAAAAGGTTACCTAATTATCCTATGAAGGGTGAGGAATGGTGGAAGTTTAGTCTCCGCAGAATGTTAGCAATTGCTGTACAGGAAGGCTATTCAGGAATTTCACTGACATCGGGATTAAGACAAATAGAAAGATATGAGAATGATCTGCGGATGCGGGTAGATAAAATTGAATGGGATCTGGATGCAGAGTGGAGCGATTTACCTTTATTTACACGAGAAAGGCTCTTAAAAGATTATCCTTCTCTTAAATTAAAGGTTCCCCATTTATTTCAATTGAAAGGAATGGGGCATCCGCAAAAACTCTCTGATCTTTACGCTAGAAAAGATATTGAGATGAAAGATTTGTGGGTACGAGTTACAGGGTTTAAGGACGGGAATAGAAAAGTTACCCATCTTATACCACTAAATGGAAAAACAAAAATTGGTGACCACTTTGATCATGTTTCGCTAGATAATATGCTTGGTAGACCAATGTCATCAAAAATTCGTAAGGATATCAACTCTAACCTTTACAATGGTGATTTTACAGGAGATCAACTCACTATCGGCGGCCTGGGAATGAAAAAACACTATGATGACAGGATAGGAAACTTTCTTAAGAAATATCTTAAGAAATGGGGAATGACGATAGAACTAAACCAGGTTTGGAATCGTGGAAAACTCGGGAAAACCCCATTTAGAATGACTTTCTTTACAAAAAAATTCATAGATGATTTTAAGGAAAAAGGACTACCGAAATGGTCACTACAGGAACCTAAAGTTACTGAGAAAATAAAAGAAGCATCCGGAAATTACTCAACCGGTAATCAAATTGAGGCTAGCAGTGAGGTCGCAATAGACCCCCTCAGAAACAAGATGCTGAATATAATTCGCAAGGTTAAAGAACAATGGCCGAAAGGGACCTCTCCAAAGTTAATAGAGGTTGTAAAGCATCTTGAAAAAAACCCATTCTTCAATGGCGTTAAGATTAGTGTCGAAAGGGCAAAAGATCTTATCCTCTCAGCCAAACAATTGAAAGGAATAGGGTATCCGCACGAAGTGAATCCCGCAAATCTATTAAAAAAAGGAGAAAAAGGCTATGTCGCAGGAAAACAACTCTACAGACTTAAAGAAGAAGGTCTCTCGCAAAGTAATCCTGACGGGACGGGACAAATCATACTCCGTCGTGGACTACTTAGCCCAGCGGTTGGGCTTGAAGAAATCTGTCACCAATGCAGAGGTGTCATCGACAGAACAGACCCCGACCTCGGAAAAAGAATCGACAACTGGGAAAAAGAAGTAATAGCAGACGCTAAAAAACGAGGCATTAAAGATCTTCCTGGAAGGGGAGAACTCTTTGAACAGGCCTTTGTCTTTAATGTGATGGGTTACGCGAAGGAAAATCCTCATATTGCTAAACATGTTTGGATCCCTAACGAACTGGTAAATAGATTCTCAGGCTATGTAGGTGCACAGACAGATGGTCCTAATGTAATTAATAAAATGACGGGGAATGTTTTTCCAAAGTTTGATCCCAAAACAGCAATAGGAGTGGAAAAAGACTTTAAACCAGGTATGCTTGGCAACGAACCAATCCCAGAAAATACAGGGGCAGTCTTTGATGGTGAAGTAGCGGGTGCCTATGGCGGGATTTCTGGTGCTAAATTAATTTCAAAACGCACCGTGATGTTTGAGGGTAAGGAAATGGTACAGGTAACCGTAGAGGTACCTAGATCTATGAGAAGTTCGGAAAGAGAAACGATTATGTATTATGAGGGTGATATACCTTCTAATTTTAATGGTGTTGCCTTCATAGGTGGCGACTGTATCGGCGTTGGCATGACGGGCGAGAGAGCCGTTAAAGGAATAGAATATGGTGAGGTATATCATGCCTGGGCTTTTAGCGAGAATGGTGCCGCCTTCCTAGAAAAATTAGCCAACGCTGGCTTTGATACCGTTGCGATTGTCGCCTATAACGATCCTCTAAAGCCTCTTAGGGTTAATCCAATATTCCAGGAACTTTGCCGTAAGGCAATTCTAATGGCTAATGGGGAAGCCGGTAACAAAGTGCGAACTCCAAAAACAAAAGAGGTATACAACAGGGCCCTAAAAGATATAAAACCACATGAAGAAGCATTAAAAACAGCAATAAAGAATGCTGATAAAGATAAAATAAAAAAAGAGAGATATTGGATAAAACAAAATCACCCGTGGGTTAAGGCTGCTGGACTACAAAAGGGTGTCGCCTTAACATCTCTGGCTAAGGTGGCTTCTGTAGAAGGTGCAGAGAGCCTCTATGGTAATATCGTGGGTGTTGGTAAATTTAAAGAAATACGTAGAGGCGATGATCGACTCTATCCACATGAGGTATACCCAATTGAAGTTTTATTTTCTCTTTTCAAGAAACTAGATACACCAATCTCGTTTAATGATGTGGTAAGCAAATCTAAATTGCCAGAGAAATACAAAGGTAACACAGCATGGATGATGATGAATCAATATAATTTTTTTATGAATCGTTCTGAATCTCCAGAAGTTGAACTTTTAATGAGAGCACTGGGGCTTTCAAAAGACTTGGCTAAAAAAGCACCACCAAAAAAACCACCAACAGTTAAGCATGCACTAAGGCGTATCCCCACTAAAAAGGCATCAAAGAAAGAGATTCAAGAGACCAAAACTAAAGAATTAGAATATCCTTTTAATATTTCTAATGACTTTGAGGGATTAACGCGAAGGATCAGGCGAGAACTATCAGAGAAGAATAAAGAAACGGTTGCTAAGATGGACGAAAGTCTTGGTACTAGAGATGGACTTGCCGCTGTCCTGGATTGGATCCCACGCAGGATTAGAAAAGCACGTCGTGCTATTAAAAATTCCTTTAGAAGCGTTATTATGACTCGCCGTGGTTTTATTGGTAAAGAAGTTTTATTTATGAACCATACAATTGAGAATATTAAACAACGAACAACACTACTAGAACGTGAATTACTGTCGTTTATTATAGAAAAAGCACACCTCCCTGAAAGTATCAAACAAACAAAGGGATTACTCAATGGAATCGGGCGATCAGATCTTGCTGACCTACTGAGTGACAAGAAAGTTGTCAAGCGATTAGAAAACCTGGTAAAAAAAGGTGGGGCATATGAGAAACAAATGACCCACGTTTGGGATATGATGGTCAAGTCGAACAAGGATCTAAGTGATAAGCAAATTGAGGATTATGTTACCCACATCTGGGATCTCGAGCCTAATAGAGTTTCCGAGGTCTCTGGTTGGTTTCAAACGATGAACCCATTTGAAAAGAAGCGGTACATTCCTACTCTCTCTGCTGGTATTATAGAACTCGGTCTCAAACCAAAGATTCTAGATATTGCTGAGATACTCAGAATACATAATGGGATTGCTATAAAAACAATTGCAAACAGAAAATTCCTGGATGATATAAAAAGATTGGAAGAACCCACTGGAATGAAGTTATTACTACCGAGTGACCTGGCACCAAGTAATTGGATAGAAATAAAACATCCGATATTAAGACACCCTATCACGAAAGAATACGCAAGGGCACATCCAGAAATTGCTAAATCAATTGATGTAATTTTAGGAAGTCCCCGTAAATCTGAGATAGGTGCTGTTGCACTACTCGGGAATGCTTACGATATAATTAACGGATGGCAGAGGATGATCCAACTAAGAATGTCGCTCTTTCATAATGCAACACTTTTTGAAACTGCCCTCTGTACCAATGTTGGTTTCCTTCGTGCACTCAAAATAGTTAATCCATATAGTTACATAAAAGATGGTCTCATTAAAGAAAGAAGTCTTGTGCTCGATGAGATGATGGATATGGCACCGGAGGCTGCAAAGTATGGTGTACAGTTGGGTAAAACCCAAGACTATCCCGCGGCAGGAATCCAAAAGGCATTAGATGGTCTTGTTGAAAAGTTTGGAGATTTACCGAAATGGAGTCCCTATAAACTCCCTAGACTTTTTGTAAAGGGCGTGGCTGCTGGCAATAGAAAACTGGACTTTGCATTGTGGGATTATATGCATGATGCATTTAAGGTGATAGCATTCAGTCAGCGCGTCGCCAGGCTAGATCCAAAGAAAGTAAAGAATATGGATGAAGCAAAATACGAAATTGCACAACTTGCGAATGATCAGTTTGGTGGCCAAAACTGGGATGTGCTGATGGTTTCTCCCGAGGCACAAAAGTGGCTACGAAGAAATTTCTTATCATCGGATTGGCTTGTCTCCACAGTTCGCCAGGGGTTGGCACCACTAGGGGCCTTCACGCGAGGAACGACTCCTCAAGCAAGGCGAATGAGGATGATGATGGGCATTAATTTTTGGATTAAGGCTTTAGTTATTTATTGGGGTGGAACGCAGATTCTTAATATGTTTATGAGAAATTATGATGTGAAAGAGAACCCAGACAAGTATCTTGAAAAAGATAATATGGATTTTTGGGATTATACAATGCGTGGCAACGCACCTGGTGAAAAGTTTAGCCTGTTCTGGGGTCGAAATGATGATGGTACAGAACGCTATCTTATTCCGGGTAAGCAGTTTAGAGAGGTACCAGAATTTTTTCTACACCCAATCAAGAAATTTACAGGGAAGTTTGCACCACTGCTTCATAATCTTTTTGCAACACTTACGGGCAAGACAGCATCGGGATGGCAAATATATGCCCATGATGATCCTAAAATGGATAAATTTAAGAAGACACTTGAAATGTGGATGATGTCATTTACTCCATTTTCCATGCAATCCGCTTTAGATGAAGAACGAGAAGCCCACCTAAGTGATATAGTCTTTCCAAGCCGTAAGTTTTCAAACTATAAGGCTATGGAATATTATATGCAAGCCCTAAAGACACGACCTGTTAATGAGGCCCTGATAGAAGAAACATGGGGAGCGTGTGTTCAAAATGAACTTGATGCCAGTGGCCTGTATTCTACGGCAATACGTAATGTTGAAATTGAATGGAGTAAGGCCTTATTTGAGGATGCCAAAACCATAAAAGAACTCGACTTAAAATTGAAAGAATATAAGACCCAGTTAAAGCAAGCGGGGCTTGAAGAAAATGAGAGACACAAACTAACCTTAGAACAAAAGAAAACGAGCGAACGACTATTAAAGATGTTAAGGGAACGTGCAAATATTCAACAAGGATATAGCCACCTGGTTGAGATAGTAACGTCGCTTGAAAAGTTCTACGCAAAATACCCCGACATGGCACCTTCCCCAGAGGCCAGGAAGTTAGAACTTGAACCTGTTATGAAAAGGCTTAAAATAATGGAGGAAAATTTGAAAGAAATAAACAGGCTTAAAAAACAGGAGGAAAATGAGTGATTTCAGATGTCCACATTGTGGCTCGGGAACCCAGAGCCGAGGTAAGCATGCTTCTGGCAAATCAAGATATTTCTGTACAAAATGTAGTAAGTGGTTTCAGGAAGAGTATAAATACTCAAAGGCTGAGGAAACTTCCTGGCAAGAGGACGGTAACAACGCTGTACTCACCGGGAAACCACAGGATAAAGTTCCAACACTCGAGTCTCTTCTACGTGCATTCAATGTAGACGAAGACACTTGGAAAGTAGAATCATGGAAGATCAACCAGTGGGACGTTAGTTCGTCGCATAAAGACCGTGATACTGGAGAAGTAATATGGTCAACTAAAACAAATTATCAGGCCAAAGCCTCATTAATTAGGGGTATACCTACTAAACACCTTTGGCCTACTGTTGAGGGAGCAACCGTGCCGTCGTTTTCTTCTGCTACCCGTCCCGGTAAACCTAGGAAGTCCCTGCGACGCGCGGTTATTCTCTCTGATATGCATGTAGGTTATAAGCGAGATTTTAAAACAGGCAAATATACTACCTTACATGACCTACATGCTTGCAATCTTGCTATGGATTTAATAAAACGTCTAGCACCAGAACAGGTTATTCTTGTGGGAGATGCATTAGATCTTGCAGATTGGTCCACTCATTATCTTGTTTCACCAGAATTTGCTATGACCACACAGATGTCTATTGACTGGCTTGGAACCTACCTAGCAGAATTAAGAAAACACTGTAATGATATATATTACCTGGGTGGCAATCACGAACAGAGGATGACAGATGCTATCATTAAGAATAGTGTTGTTGCCTACGGTCTTAGAGTGGCCAACATGCCCGACTCAGAACCGGTACTAAGCATCCCTTTCCTATTGGGTTTAGATAAGATGGACATCATTTACTATACATACCCCGACGGTGAACACTGGATCAATGACAACCTGTCAGTGATACACGGCATTAAGTTTGGATCTAAATCGGGACAAACTGCGACTAAACTTTTGGAGAATGCAAGGTACTCTACAATTTGTGGTCATGTTCATCGCCTGGAAACAGCAAGTCATACTGTTTGGCATAGGGGACAACCTATAATATATACCGCCGCATCCATAGGAACTTTAGCCCATATAGACGGAAGGGTGCCCCATGGAGGATCGTCACAAATGAACTGGCAACAAGGATTTGCTGTGGTGGATTATGATGAGTATAGATTTGATGTAAAATTAATCCCCATAGAAAACGGGGAACTTATTTATGATGGAGTGGTTTACTCTTAGCCCTCAATTATTTCCCGATTAACTCGCCTAAACGATTGATTCTTAAATCTCATAATAGTAAATAGTCCTTCCAGGCGGTCAATTAATCTTGCACCATAGATTTGATGCAATTCATTGGCTCCTAGATTGGTGGTGATGATTGTTCTAGCCTCTTTATTAGATACAGTTAACCAGTCATACCTCTCTTCTAACATACTGCCCATATAATCATGTGCTGATGCTGTGTTAGGCCGTTCGTTTCCGAGATCATCAATAACAAGATTCTTGGCTCTCATTATTTTTTCTGAATCTCTAATTACATCATACTTGTCGTTATAACTTGTTGACATCAGTTCAATGTAGTTCCGATAGAATTTTCTTACATTAAGCCAACGCCAGTCTTCATCTAGGTATGATCTTCTAATTAACTTTGCCAACGCCGTTTTGCCAACACCGGCGTTTCCCAGGAACAGATAATGGAATGGTTTATCGTTCTCCATATCATCCACAACCCTTTTTAATATATTGGGGTTGTTTTTCTCGTAATTTTTAGGCGGTGTAAATTTCATCGTTCCATCCCCAAAACGCTGCTTGTTCATCAAAGGTGGCTTCCTCGTCAATACATATTTCAACCCGTCCATGTTTCCCCCATTTCTTTTCTGCAATGATGGTTATAATTTGGCTATCATTCTCGTACATGCCCATGTCTTGGAGAACATCAAGGTAAAACTTAACAAAATTATCTATGTCAGGGCGTTGGATATGTTTTTTTGGTGCACTACCCTTAATGAGGTGTGCGTTTTTTCCGGTCCGATAATGAGATTTAGGGCGTGCGATGGTAAACCTTAATAGCACTACTAACTCATCCGCCAACGGTTTAGATATGGCGTATCGTGCTAACATCTTTTTCCATAATTCCTTATCTTTAGATGAAGGATCGTAGACATGCCCTGTGCGTGTGTGTCTATGTCTTTTTTGCGCTACAGGGTTTCCATTAACCTCTATTTCAATTCCCATTAGATATCTCCATTTTTTGAAGAGGTGGGGCAAGGCGGAAGAAGCGGGATCTGAAATGAACCGCTACGGGTAACCAACCCGATGAACCTCGCCCCACAAATTGAATTTTATTCAAACGGTATTTCACCTGGGGCATTATCAATAATAACATCAGCAGTCGCATCATACTCCTGGATTCTCTCTTCGGGAATATCTTCTATGTGACCAGCACGAGCAAGTGTTCTGCCCTCAACCGTTGTTGATTTCGGTAACTTCTTATCCACCAACTGTCTCAACACGGTTTTAATAGCCATAGCATCAAAGTTTGTCTGCCAGGGACTTGACTTTACCCCAAAACTTTTAGAGTATTGCTTGCCATGCTCAACGATCTCATCTTTGCTCATTAAGGTTAATACCTTACCACCGCCCTTGATTTCGGCGTAGGCGTAATATGCAATAGGTTTTCCTCTTGCACCAGTCAGCAATGGCGAGTGTTCAAACTTCGCATTAAACCCCTTTTGAAATTCAAATTGGTCGTTCTCTTTAATGATATCATAATCAATCATCTCGACCAATCCCGATTGCCATGCCAATTTCAGCATCCCACGATACTCAATAAGAAACTCGACCTTACTGCCGTAGCATACTAAAGCCGCCTCTCCAAGTGGAGAGTTTGGCTCTAACCCATAGCGAGCAGATTCCATGATAGCCTTTAATAGACTGTCTCTATTGGCCTGTTGAAGTTTCACGTCCATAGAAATGGCTATTAAGCAGGCGGAAACAAACCTATCTGCCTGGCCCGAATCGGGTAAAACCATGGCGTATTTATCACGCCTGGCCTGTACGACAGCAAAGATATCTTTCTTTGCATTTGCACTTGATTGTGTTTTTTTAGATTTTGTTACCGATGTTGTTTTTCCCATTATTCTTCCTTTCTTATTTGATTAGGAAACGTCTTCCTTTTTTAGACTGTTTCCATGAAAACAATTCCAGGTCATCTGCACCACGCATTGATGTAGCCGTCTGCATCTTGACCATAATTTTTAACTGCATATCTTCAAGAAGATGTCTATTGTCTGTCATCGTACCACGAATATTAATCATATCCTTATAAATCTGTTCGGCTTCTTCATCAGCAACAACAACATCTCCACCTAGTTCAGAGATTAAATCTTCGTTTCTCCACACTTTTCTAGCATCGCCTGGCGAGACTGGTTCCGGTGGTACTCCTTTAAGGATATGTTCAATCCAAAAATTTATTTCAGCATCAATCAACTCATCCATAAATTTATCATCTCTGTCTATTAATTGGACAATGAATTGTTTTTGATACCCAATCACTAAGACAGCATAATAAATTGATTTCTTGCCTGTAACGTACATCTGATGGTGCAGTTGGCAATAATCCTGATCGGGCATCACACCGTTCCAGTGTGTCTTAGTTTTTAATTCGACAGGGATTCCGCCTGTGGTGACTCCATCAAGATTGGCAGATAGAAACCGATACTTCTTAGAAACTCTGATTTTGTTATCCTGTCGAACCCTCTTTCCTGTTTCCTCTGTAAATAAAGTCCGAAGAATTGGTTCCATCTCACGCCCTAACCTTAGATGAAGACTGTCATTATCTACAATTCCATCTATCTTCTCGTAATACAAATCAACCGCTGATTTGTACGTTGAGACACCGATGATAGCACCGGCATCACTCGCACCTAAAGATTTCATACGGAGTTCCAACCACCTCTTACGAGACATATTTTTTGTTGATACAAATCTCATTTTTCTTTCCTCCTCATTATCGTAATTTAGTTCTATTTTGTCTATGGTGTCAAGAATTATTTTCATCATCGGGCAGAATCATTTGAACGCCACCACGATGCCTGTGCTCATGGGCAACATTGTTAGTAGACATGTTCTGCATCAACCGAACTTTATTAATCATCATAGACATTAGGCCAATAAAATTATTAACACCCTTTGGAGACTCAAAGAAATCATCATAGTCTACCTTTGCTAATGATTGCATCATCCGAATAAGTTCAACCATCATTGCGGATGTAGCATAATTTAATCCTTGATCCATCAAGGTGGAGTGTTGGGCTCGAATTTCCTCTCTATCTGCCCACCACCTATTCAGCGTTTGGCGAGGGATACCTAACCATTTACTCACTGTGGTATATTTAGGAATAAACTCACCCGTTATATCATTCTCATCCTGAAATACTTCTAAGAACATCAAGGCAAATTGTTTCTCATCAATCCGCCAACGCTTGTTACCGCCACCGCCCTGTGTTAGCAACGGTGGTGGTTCGTGGATTGGCTCGATTGCTTCTACAATATTCTTAGCCAGTTCCTTCTTCTTCTTCTTAACAGGTTCCAGGGATTCCAGGCCGTACTGCTTCGCTGTTTTCAAATCTATGCTATAGGCCTGTTGTTCCTTGTCCTTTTTCAGTTTCTCTTTCAACTTCTTTTTTTTCATTCTATCTCCTATATTGCGAACTCATCGTATGCTTCATCAATAAGTTCTTGGTCAATCCCGATGTACCGAAGTGTATAGGCCGGTGATGAATGGTTCAACATCTTTTGAACCAATGCAAGATTCTTGGTCTCAGTATATATTCTAAAAGCCAAGGTCTTCCGCATGCTGTGGGTACCAAAGTTCTCGACACCACAATGTTCTGCACCATCCTTTAAAACTCGCCACGCCTGGCATCTTGAGAGATGCTCATTCGGATTCTTCGTGCTGAAGAAAAAATAATCATCAGGTTCCAACTCAAAATACTTCGTATAATTTTTGAGTTCCTTCTTTATCTTCTCATTCAACTTGATCTTTTTGCCTTTTCCGGTTTTCTGTTCACCCATTGTGAGATATTCCCGAAACTGACCGTTAGCCGTAAAGATATCCTTGTGTTTGATTCTCAAGATATCACCTATCCTGAGAATCGTGTTCAACCCAAATCGGAATAGCAAAAAATTCCGACGAGATGTCTTACGGAAATACTTCAGCATCCTCTTAACTTCTTTCTCCCGTTTAATTGGTTCGACAGTCATCTTAAAATGGTATCTCGCTGTCAAATTCGTTATCTGACAACGTTTTATCTTCTTCCGATACCTCACCATCGGTTACAAGAGAAATACTCTTAAAACCATCACCAGTGAATTGACTTTCTATCTCATCCTCTTTTGCGGATATTAACCATTCCGCCATCCACATCCGGTCACCCTCAATTTTTATCTGTGATTTAGGTACCCATACGAACCATTTTGTATCACCTTTCTTAGTATTTATGAGGATGTTTAGGTTCACTGCCTTTTCTGTCTCCTTGACAATCACAGCATCTTTTAACTCTTTCATTTCTATATTGTTCTCGGACATTTTGTTTTCCTTTCTTCTTTGTTTAGTTTCTTTTTTTCAAGTTCTAACGTAATCTTGACAAACCTTTGCTTTAGAATCTTGAATTGTCTACTGTCTTCTTTTGGCACAACATAGTCCTCGCGTATCCACTTTCCACGACCTCTGCCAACCATTAGGTCTACAAGGGATTGCTTTGCGCACCATAAGTTCTCGATTTCTTCATCATTCTTATCGTAACTAGCCATTCGCATTCTCCTCTATAACGGAACCAAGTCCCGATTGTATTACCTTGTCTTCATTTATCAAAACGATATCTCTCCATCCTAACTTTCGTCTCCGCATTAGATACAGCATATTATTGTAATACGCTAATGTATCATGCCTTGACTCACTCATATAGATGGTGTCTTCTTGACCGTTTTCTCTTGTCACCACGATTCTATACATGCTCTAATTGCTCCTCATCTTTGCAAATTTGACAGTTTTTAGTTTTTAGTTCAGACGAGTGTACATTAACATCAAACAATTCTTTTCCATCACAAACATAGCATTTTCCTGCTTCCTCGATGCAATCGTTGTGAAGTATATTACTACACTCTTTTGCCTTCATAAACGGTATCAATACATCTCTTCTGTAAGTCATTTTTTCTTCCCTTCCTTTTTTTTATTGCTTCTACTCAGTTTTTTGAGAACCTCGCTAACAGAAAGACCAGCATCTTTCAAGGATTTGATTTCCTCTTTTAAGACCTTATTCTTCTCGGCTAGTTTAATACTTTTGAAAGCCGCTTTGCTAAGGTCTTTTGCCATAAGTTGAAAACATTCTGCGGTTTTCCGCAAGCCCTCAACCTTACCCTCGAGAAAACGTACCTGTTTAATAAGTTCACTCTTTCTCATTTTTTCTTCCCTTCTTTTGTTTTCATTAGAACCACAAACCTTCCGCTCTGTTAGCACAATCATCGCATTGATAACCTTTTGCTTTATCTGCGGAAGTCAATTTATTCTCTTCCTTACACGTTGGACAAGGCAGATTCCTAGGATTACATTTTGTTGCTTTTCTTAGTGCAGAACCAGACCTTTCAAACTTTGCGTAAAACTCACCTATGCTATTATAAGACATCCTATTTTTTCCTCTCTTTTTGGTTTCATTTGCTGACCTCGTCAGTACAGGATTCACCTGTAGACAGCGAGTCAAATGACTCACTGTTTCGGTCTGTTTTAGGATTCGTCGAGGATGTATTTTACTGCCCTCTCTGAACGACCACCCGCCCAAATAATCCACTTTGGATTGGACTCTAATTTACTAATCCAACTGTTTAAGTAAGCCTGTCTATTTTCAATTACTCGGTCAGAGATTAAACCAAGTTTCGCAGACAGGATAGCCGAACCAATCTCAGCGACCAATTCCTCTTTTGAATACTCGTGGTCACCAAAGTGAATCGGCTTTGTTACGCCTTCGCGATTACAGCGTTCTTTTGTACCTGTGCTATGCACCATCTCGTGAAACATGGTGCTATAGTAATGCTGTTTGCCATCTGTGACCGATTGACCATTCTCTTTGGCTTCTTCGACGTGCTGACGTATCGTAGGGCATTCTATCTTATCAAGACTAGGAATGAAACGTGCTTTATTAGATGCCTTAATATCTAGCGTCAAATTCTCTTCACGTTCAACATAGTTGGTCACCACTTCCTCTGCTTCCGCAATAACTTTGAGAGGTTTTGCTGGAGATTTCTTCGGTTTCTTCGGCATCTCGATACCCTCCAATTGATCGAGATTGAAGACAGTGAAATGTCTCAGGAAAGGTATTTTAATTGTCTCAACAACGCCATCTATTGTTTCTTCTTTCTCAATAAACTTCCAATAAACAACAGGATAACCACCTTGACCTTTCGCTACATTTCCACCCAAATCCTTAGCACCTTTGTAGGTCACCCAGTAATTCGTGGTGTAATCTTTCGCCATCATAACGGATGTAAGGATTATCGTATTACTGCCATGATACGCGGTTTTGTGATTGTAATTCTGTGGTGCTCCACCGATACTAGCCGATGCCCAAGGTTTACGCCATGGAATCTTGCCTTTCTTCAATCCCTCAATGACGATACCGGTAACTTCTTTCATGATTTGCTCAGTGGATTTTCTTTTGAATTTTCTCATCCTATTTCTTCCTCTCTTTTTTGCTTATTGGATTGGTTAGGTCTTCACAGTTAGGGCAGTAAACTTCTGTATTATCATCCCAAGAACTAGTAGTGTAGTTTACATTGCCAAATTCATCTGCCCAACGTTTCCATTCTATATCATCACAACCACAATCAGAACAACATTCTAGTTTTATTTTTGCTTCCTTTCGTAATCTCATTTCTTCGTCTTGAGCAATCTTAATAGTTCTACACTTCCTGATAAAACTAATTGACATTTTGCTTGCTATCTCATCCTTGGGTAACTTTTTGGTTTTTTTCATCTTTTTCCCCTCCGTTAAATTAATTTTCATAATGAAACCAACTAGCGTGTTTGACCGCATTGCCATCTTTATCGGTTAATTCATCAGCATCTACCTCATCGCCACATTCATCACAGAATAATTCATCAAAAGCATCGCTAAAATTAAATCCAAGTTCTGCCTTGCCATTTATATGGTCAACAAGGTGATTATAATCTGCTGTTAGGTATACTGACAAACTATCACTGCTACAATGAGGACAACAAACTTTCTTTGCTTCCTCGTGCCCCGAGTTAAGATTTACACGAGTTTTGACTATGGATTCTGCTGTCAAACTTGTGCGTTTGGTTTCTTCCGCCTTTGTTTTCAAGGTGTCTTCCATTGTCCTATTTATATTTCTGAGAACCTCGTTATCGATTTTCAACTCCTCGATGTTTTTCGCTAAAGCAGTTACGGTGCGTGTATATTCACTTTTGCCCGCTGTTCTTTCAAATCTACCTTTCAAGGTTTCAATTTCGGCTTTCAAGATTTCAATTTCGGTTTTCATTTTGTCTTCCCTTTCGTTTTTTGGTTTTGAGCAATACTGCTCTGTGCATAGGGTGGGAATCGAACCCACCCCAATACGGAACCATTCTATGCTATTTACTGTCTCTCGGAAAGTTGATTTCTAAAGCCATAAACACAACTAAAATTCCGACCAATAAAAATACAATTCCAGTCATCCTATTTCTCCTCCTTTAAGATATACTTATGCAATCTATCAACTACTTTTTTGCCGTATGCCAACCTTGTTCCTATGGTATCATCTGATGTTTTGAACCAATGGTCTAACATTGCAATCTCATCTTTACAACGAAGTAGTGTTCCATGCACGTCACTAAATTGCTCCCTTAAACGAATTAACTTACTTATCACCTCTTCGTTCTTGGCTTTCAACTCTCTGTTCTCGGCTTCCAATCTCCTAAAATCTACTAGAGATGTCGGCAAAGATAACTTCTTGGTTGTTTCGGTTTTCATCCTATTTCTCCTCCTGTTCATCAACATCAACACCATAATATTTTAAACAGTAATCTTCCCTTGCCTGTAGAAGAAACGAAGCCAAGGAAGCAATTGCTGGTCTTCCCTTTGCCAACTGTTTAGCATTAGAAACAAATGACATATTGAAGCACCAATCTAACTCATCAACTTTCTTTCGACCCTCATACAGTGTTTCTTGTAAATCATGCTGTTTATCCTTTGAACAATGTAACTCACTTACCACCTCATCGAACCTGTTTTCCAAGGATTTGAGGTCGACTTTCAACGCTTTATTCTCTTCCCAATAATCCTCTACTTCATTCTC